AGCGTTTGCCATCTGCGGTGATGATGCCCTGGTAGTTGGAGCCGAGCCGTGCCTTAACAGGTACGAATCGACTCTAACCGCCTGCGGAGGGGTGCTGAGTCCGGGCAAACACTTCCAGAGTCGTCTGGGACGCGCCGTTTTCCTGGAGCGGCTGCTGTGTTGGCGTGAGGGGGTCGGACCGGACCACCAGTACTCGCGCACGTGGGGTGACCGTGAACTCCTAGGAGACGGGTCCGTTTGGACCTCGTTCTCCTTTGAGAACACTATCACTCTACGTGCCCTTGCCTGCCCTGAGGCGGGACTCCGCAATGGCGCGCAAAGCGCCGTGGCTCCGGACCTCCAGATTAGTCTGGCGGCCGGTGCCGTTGTGGATTCCCTCCTACAGGGTGGCTCGGACCCTCGGAAGGTTTGGGCCGTGCAGCAAACGCTGCATCGCCCCAGCCTCGAGAGGATGCGAAAAGCTGGTGTTCCAGTCTGTCTCCCTCGGTGCCTTGGCGGAGCAGGATTCATCACCTCAAAAGGGTGGGATATCCCTCTCCGAAAAGTTGCACCTCGCCAACACAGAAGAGCAATCGCGGTGTTACTTTCGGGTAACTGCCGCGATCCTGGTCCTGGGATCTTCTCTAGAATTTGGAGAAGGTCCGCCAGCTCTCCCGTCAACCAAATGGCGGAAGAGGACGCGGAGGGCCTCCTGTCGCGTGTTACACACGCTATAGGAGAACACCAACCACGTGGACTAGGACCTGGTGGCGCACCATGGTACTGTTGTGGGACTCACGATTCGTTCGTTGAGTCCAACACAGACCTGGCCCGCCGCCGGCTTGCTCTCGTGCTGGGTAATGACGTCCTTCCACTCGGACGGACAGGGCCTGGTGAGCTTGGGAAGAGGATCAAGGTCCTCCGCAACAAGCTTATCAAGCTCTGGCCCGCCGTCGGCCCTATGGGCCGTGGGAGTGTTAGAGACGCCGTTACCCGGCAACAGTCGCTCGAAGCAACCAGTTTGGTCTGGTTGCCAGGAACGGAGGATCCTCGCGATCCACTGAACCCCTTTGGGGTTCCGTGGCTCGCAGGTCACGCGACACGACTAAGGTTGCGCGCCATTTGCTGGCGCGCCATGGGTCCCCTACCTTCGTAGTGGGTCCCGGTC